AGCACGTCTACCAGGTGCAACTGCACTGCCAACTGCTACGATCTCACCAGCTATGTTGGTGGCACGTATGGCTCGTTTGCTTGACCAACAACAAGTTGACAAGCAAGGTCGTTTTATCGTCGTTGACCCCGTATTCATGGAAGTACTTCGTGATGAAGACTCACGTTTCATGAATGCTGACTACGGTGAAGCAGGTGGCCTACGTAACGGTCTTGTCTTGAACAACTTCCACGGTTTCCGTGTATACAGCTCAAGCAACTTGCCAGCACTGGGTACTGGTCCAGGTACAACAGGTACTGCAAACCAGAATGCCAACTTCGGTGCAATCGTAGCTGGTCATGATTCTGCTGTCGCAACTGCGGAGCAAATCAGTAAGACTGAAACTTACCGTGACCCTGACAGCTTTGCTGACATCGTTCGTGGTATGCACCTATACGGTCGCAAGATTCTTCGTCCAGAAGCTCTTGTAACTGCCAAATATAACTTAGCATAAGGGGAGATTAGACAATGGCTTTGAATGGTATTCGTATGATCTCAGTAGAACTTGAGGCAACAGCACTGTCTGCTGGTGCCAATACAGTTGCTACTCTTCCTGCACAAACAGTTATCTTGGCTGCTGGTGTTGAAGTCACAGAAGCACTCACAGGTGCATCTGCTTTGACTTTTGACATTGGCACTGGTCTCGATGATGATGCTTTTGTTGCAGCTTATGCAATGGCTGGTAAATCAGTAGGTGCAGTAGCACCTTCTATTGCTGGTGTTGCTTATCTGACAGCAGAAGACACATTGGACATGACTATCGATACTCTGACAGGTACAGCCACTGCAGGTAAACTGCGTGTCTGGGCAATGGTTGCAGATGTCGATGGTAAAGGTGCTGCAGAAGTAGCTCGTGATCAAGTCTAAGTAACTAAACTTTAGGGGCTGGGAAACTGGCCCCTTTAGGACATCTTAAGGATTTTTGTAATGGCTACCTATGTTACACTGGTAAATCAACTACTACGTAGATTGAACGAAGTTACCCTAGATACCGAGGGTGCTGGCTTCGATACAGTACGTAACGTACAAGCATTAGCTAAAGATGCTATTAATAATGCCATTAGAAATATCCTGCAAACAGGGCAGGAGTGGCCCTTTCTTAAAACTACTTATACTCAGACATTAACTGCAGGTACAAGACAGTACGATTTTCCTGCAGATTTTGCCAGTGTAGATTGGGATACTTTTTACATAAAACAATTAGGATCTGCAAGTAACACTCCTAGTTTTTTACCTACAATTTCTTTTGAGGAATATACTCAAAGATACCGTGGATTAGATGACCAAGCAGATGTAGGCTCGGGAATATCTGTACCCCAACGTGTATACCAAACGTATGGAAGTAAATTTGGTGTAACTCCCGTTCCAAACAAAGCATACGAAATAGAATACGTATACTGGTCATTTCCTGCAGATCTAGCTCTGTATAATGATATTAGTGTAATTCCTGACAGATTTAGCCATGTAGTTATCGATGGCGCAATGATGTACTTAATGAGATTTAGGTCGAATGATCAAAGTGCAGCTGTTCATCAGCAGACTTTTAGTGAGGGTATTCGTTCTATGAGACGTATACTTATGGATGACCCTCTAGATATTAGATCTACAGTACTCCAAAAAAATAAATCTTTTAGTAATACAATTAGTAGTATTGTTTAATGCCTGAGAATTTAACCTCATTTAAAGTGTTTGCACAGGGTGGCTTGAATCTTAACAGGGACGTTTTGTCTCAAGGTGAGTTGCAACCTGGTTCTGCTATTTCACTCCTTAACTACGAGCCTGCTACGACAGGTGGTTACAGACGTGTGAGTGGCTATACAAACGACTACGGTGTAGTTCCAGGTGACAGCTCTGGCAGTGTTCTTGGTGTGGCTGTAGCCTCAGGCATTAACGATGGCATTCTTGCTGCACGTAAACCTTCTACAGGAAATAACTACCTCTATCACTGGGACACCGCAACGAGTGCTTGGGTTGCCGTAACAACTTCCGGTTCACCTACAATGACAGGTGTAACAAAAGTAAGATTTACTAGGTTTAACTGGGGGACGGCAAAAGTTATTTTAACAGATGGTGTAAACCCTGCAGCCACATACGATGGCACAACTTACACCCAGATTACACATGCTAATGCTCCCACAGATCCTAAGTTTGCTGCAGTATTTAAGAACCACATGTGGCTTGCAGGTGATCCTGCTGAACCCCACAACTTGTACTTCAGTGCCCCTACAGACGAAAACAAGTGGTCACCTGCAGATGGTGCTGGTGTAATCAACATAGGCTTTCCTGTTGTATCAATTAAACCGTTTCGTGACTCTTTGTTTGTATTTGGAGTCAACAACATTAAAAGAATTGTAGGCAACAATATTTCAGATTGGGCTTTACAACACGTAACAGATGACCTTGGTTGTCTAGCATCAGATAGTGTTATTGAGATTGGTGGTGACCTGATCTTCTTATCACAAGATGGTATCAGACCTATTTCAGGTACAGATAAAATTGGTGATGTTAACTTGGAAACATTAACCAAGAACATCCAGTCTTTCATTTCTGATGTCATTTTTAATAATGACTTAGATGTAGTTTCTTCTGTGATTATTAGAGGTAAGTCTCAGTTTAGACTATTCTACAACGTAGAAAATGGAAATGCTTTGCTTGGGGGTTTACGTCAAAGTCAACAGGGTGGTATTGGTTTTGAATTTGGCCAGATGATAGGCATTGAAGCTACTTGTGCTGATAGTGGGTACATTGACAAAGAAGAGTACGTCATACATGGCGACTCCAGTGGTAAAGTACACAGACAAGAATCAGGTGACAGTTTTGATGGGGATAACATCGTAAGTCTTTATCAAACACCATTCTTGCACATGCAAGATCCAGAACAACGTAAAATTATTCATACTGTTGCTACGTATCTAAGGTCGGAAGGTGATAACGAGATCGTAATGTCAGTTGTTTTTGACTACGATGATACCACCATTTTAAATCCAACTAACTTTACACTGACCACCGAAGGTGCTGCTGCTTACTATAACGAAGCTGTCTTTAATGACTCTTCTACTATTTGGAGTGGTAACCCATCCCCTGTTCAGAGGGTTAACGTCTCAGGTTCGGGAAAATCAGTATCTTTTAGGTACGTTACAAATGACACAAATGCGTCACACAGTGTCCAAGGGCTTGTAGTGACATTCGGAGTAGGGGATAGACTATAAATGGCGGGTTATACAAGACAGAGTGTTGCCGATATTGTTTCTGGTCAGGTTATTAAAGCTGAACCAATTAACAATGAACTCAACCAATTACTAGCAGCTTTTGCAGCCTCAACAGGCCACAAGCATGATAATACCACAGGGCAAGGTGGTTACGTACCTCTCATTGCGGATTCTGACGGTCTTAATAAGGTCGTTGTAGACACTGTTAATAACAGAGTTGGTTTCTTCTCTGAGGTTGGTGGCGTCACAACTGAACAAATCCGTATTCAGGATGGTGCTTTAGTCCCTGTCACAGACAATGACATTGATCTAGGTTCTGCAAGTGCTGAGTTTAAAGATCTGTATATTGATGGTGTTGGCTACATTGACACCTTGGCTGTTCATGAAAATGCTACAATCACAGGTAACCTAACGGTAAATGGTAACACTACACTAGGCAGTGATGACTCTGACACAGTAACTGTAAATGCTGATGTTGCTTCAGATCTTATCCCTTCTGCAGATGCAACGTATGACCTAGGTGCTACAGGTAGTGAATGGAATGATGCTTACATTACTGGTACAGCAAATATTGACAGCCTTGTGGCTGATACAGCAGACATCAATGCGGGTACAATAGATAACACTGTTATTGGTGCTACAACACCTGTTGCTGCTAACTTTACAACAATGGGTGCTTCAGGTAACTCTACTGTTGGTGGAACCTTTGGAGTAACAGGTAACACAACACTCTCAGGTACATTAGGTGTTACTGGTGTTTCTACTTTCTCTGATACAGTAACCGTTCCAAACTTGTCTGCGACAGGTACAGCAACACTAGCTACGGTAGATATTAATGCAGGTAATATTGATGGCACTGTTATCGGTGCTTCTACTGCTGCTGCTGGCAGCTTTACTAC